GTAAATGAATATTTAATTTCTAAAGAAACGGATTTTACTCTCACATATCATTCATTTTTGTTACAAAAATATAATAATTTTTTTACAAAATTAATAACATGTCCATTTTGTCTTAACTTTTGGTTAATTTTTATAGGAAAATTTATTTTTAATTATTCATTGATTGAAATTCCTACTATTTATGTAACATCGTTGATTATATACTTTATATTCAATAAGTTATCGCCATGAAAATAAATAATATAAGTGAATTTTACAATTACATTAAATCAAAAGAAACATTGTCATCAAACTCAAATTTGATACAAATATGTGCTTGTGTAGACCAATTCAAAAACATTTGCAGTTGTAAAGCAAAAGAAAAAGGTCAAAAATTGTTTGAATGTAATAACAAATATGCTGATATTATTAGAAATTTAGACCAAGAATCTATCAACAAATTAATAGATTCTACCCAAGACAGAATTATAGAGTTTTATGACAACTCTTTATTCATAAGAACTATTTCAATAGAGTAGTCAAACACTCTTCTACAATAGCATTTAATTTAGGATTATTAATCAATTGGTCTTTATTACCATCCGACATAATCTGTTCCCATTCTAATTTATAGTCAGCAATAAATCTAATCTTAGGGTCATTTAACGCTTCAGGTTGATTAGGAGCCTCATTATATATTTTCTTACTATTATCATTTACTCTATAATGTCTACCATCAGTAGGAAATCCATAAGTATACTTACTTATATGCACTAATTTACCATTCAATTCTTTCTTCAACCAAAATACTTCATCTCCAGAGTATTCTACATATCGAATATCACTGATAAAGTTTATATCATTAGTGTCTTTCTTCAACTCTTCATGCAAGAGTCCTGTCCAATATCTACCTTCAGTTTGTTTTCTTTTAACACAACCATACCATACTAACATCTCTCTAAATAGATTTTTGTCTTCCGTTTTTTCACTAAAAACACTTAATCCTAACTTTTCTTGAATAAATGGGTCACAATCCTTTTTTAGGAAATACGCAAGAGCATATGTTTTTGATGTCAAATTAAACTTTTCCTTAAGAACCTTTTCTGCAATATCACAAAACAAGTTTTTACCACTTCTAGCAAATCCAGATACGCCTATATAAATTTTATTCATTTTCGATTAACCCTTCTATTTCTTTGTCTGATTTACCATATTGTTTACATATATCAATCAGATTGTTAATTCCTTCTTCCGTCTTGAAAAAAGTTACACAATAACTATAAGCTTCATCTTTACTAACCTCAAATTTATTTACAACCAGTTCAATTAACTCTTTATTAAACTTTACTTTATTAGGTTTAATCCATTTACAAAATCTACGTTCATGAGGTACCAAATCACACAATACTGTATAAAGATGTTTTTCTGGAAGAATATCAAAATACTTAGATACAAATGCAATCTCTTCAATAATTGATTTATCCATACTCAATCCCATTAATAGTGTATACTTATTAAAAGACTTAATATCAGCAGAACTAAGTGTATCAAAATACTTAGGATTCTTAATTTCTCGTATTTGAGTTATATGGTCAAATAAAGATTTAGTCTTTGTTAAGGTTTGACTCTCGTCGTTCAATAGAACTGAGTCTTTCTTGGAAGGAGGGGATTTTTGCTTTTTGGGTCTTCCCATAAATATTATTAATTCTGGTTCTTAATGTATTGATTACTGTAAGAATAGTCTGTTGATTATGATACACAGTATTTAAATCTTTTACAACCTTTTCTTTGTCTTCAATAGACTTTTTCTTATTGTTCTCTATCAAAGTAAGAATTGTATTTTTATACTCTTCTACTTTAGTTGTCAAATAAAAAGAATATAACGCCAACCACAATACAGCGAATGGCGTTATATTCTGAAACTTAATAGATAATGAAAATAATACTACACTAGTTATTAATGCAATTATTGATTTAATCTTCATTATCTATCTCATCCAAGTAATTTCTTACTTTTCCTCCTTTATTTAAATATGGATTATTTAATTTAGACAATTTTTTATTTTTAACCTTAGAACTTTTTTTCCTAAAGTCATTTTCTCTTCTAAATGTTTTTCCCATATCTAATTATGTAATTACTTTACACGGGAGGCAGTAGCAAGAACCTTGCGTAGTGCCTTAACTTGACGACCATTTAGGTCAATACGAGTCTTACCAGCACGAAGAGTCAAACGAGTACCAGCTCGCTTGGTCCCAGCAAATGGGTAAGAGATGAATGTTTCTAGACTAGCAGCATTTTCATAAACGAAATTGGTCTGCTTTTTGTTGTTTTTACGAATAATCATAACTTTATTTTTATTTATTTCTTTCTTTTATATTTCGTTAGCTTCATTACTAACTTGAAGTAACTTTACACTATGTCAGTAGAAGTGTCAAAAACTTTATTAATTATATTTTGAATATTTAATCCAGTTTATGATAATTATTATTATATGAAAAATAAAAAAATTGGAATTTACTATATTAAATCTAAAACAAAAAACAAGTATTACATTGGAAAAAGTGTAGACTTGAATCGTAGAAAAATAAGACACTATTCGGAACTTAGGACAAATTCACACTTCAACCTCAAATTACAACGACATTATATAAAATATGGAGAATCGGATTTAGAATGGGGAATTTTAAAAGAAATACATATAAATTCAAATAATAGAGAAAATGTAAAAATAGAATTAGGTGAATTAGAAAAAGAATATATAACCAAATACGATTCTTATCATAATGGGTTTAATTTTACAAAAGGAGGAGATGGATTAAAAGGATGTGGTAGAAAATTTTCATTACAAAACAAACATACTAATGTAATCAAAAAATTTAATAGTTTTGCCGAAGCAGCTGATTTTATAGGATGTTCAAGTGTAAGTTCAGTTCATGCACTTATTAGTAAAAAATGTAATTCCTGTAAAGGATGGTATAGAGTAAATGATATAAGAGAATCACATACCGGAAAATATAGTGTAAAGTTCACTCTATACCACGATTTACACGGGACTTATACAGGCAATAAAATATCAGAATTCAGAAGAAAATTTAATGTTAATTCGGATATTTCCTCGTTAATAAAAGGTAAATTAAAAACTTGCGGTGGATGGAGAACTACACCTTAAATTCAGTTTGAAATTTTTCAATGGCATAGTCTTTTGCTTTAAATTCAAATTCTACATCAACATCATTTTCAAATAATTCTTTGTGTAAAGTATAAACATAATCTGAATGTGCTCTGTCTGTAACACTAGATTTTCCATTACTATAATGAAATAACGGTTTATATTTACCCCAAGTTTCCATACACATTAAAATAGCTTTTTCAGGAGAAATATTTTCGGGATTATTCAATCTAAAATGATGTGAATCATAAGTAATAGGTATTCCTGTTTTCTGATAAATTAAGTCATAAAGTTTAATTAAACCCCAACTGTTGGGTTTATCTTCTAATTCAAGTACCAGTCGGTTCTTCACATTGTGAGGAAGTGACTTATATACATCAATAAACCTAGATGCAATATCTTTAGTATTACCTTTATAACAGTTCATATGAATATTCATAGGAGCATCATATGATTGTGGCAAACCGAATAAATCCATGATAGTAGCATGATTTTGTAATTCAACGATTGATTTTTCTACTACAGATTGTGTTGCACTCGCAGGTACAACAAATTGGTCAGGATGTGTACTACACCGTAAATTGTTTTTCTTGATGATTTCCGCACCTCGTTTGAACTCTGCATAGATTCGGTCTTTGTCAGGAAGAACATCAAATGATAAATTTGCTTCGGGTAATGTAGCCAAAGGAAACAAATCACTACTAATACGATAGTTCCAACCTCGTTTGGAACAAAAATCAAAGGTATTTACTGTAACATGGACATTATTCAATGTTCGTTGAGAAACATTAGATAAAGCATTTTTTCGTTCCAATGCCAAGAATCTAGTCTTGGTCATAGTATTTGCTTTGAAACCTTGTTCTTGAAGTTGGAGAGAGATGCAACACAATGATTTTTTCATTGTTTAAACTATACTATACAAATATAAAAATGTCAAGAACTTAATAGTAAACATATGGAATTGGACAAGGAGCGCATGTACTGTCAAACGGACAAGTATATCCTAAAAATTTCCAAGTTTTTTCTGTAGAACTACTGTTCTTAATCCAAGTAGCTTTTTTATTTATCCCACTGGTTAATAATCCACTTTTAGAATCTACAACCGATTTAAAATAACTAGACAGATTTGTAAATTCAGTATCGGTGTTTGTTTTATATAAAATATCTTTACCATCTTTAACTAAGATAGTACCAATGTCACCATCAAAAATTCCAGTAGGACTGTCATCGACATAAGTAGTATCAATTTGATTCAATGAATTTGAAGCTAATTTATTGATAAACTTGGGAAATCTATTATCTTTTATAAAATTGACAGTCATTTGTTATATAAATATATAATTATCGTCCAACTTCGTTAAAAAACTTTGATTTAGCTTCTTCATAAGTCATACCTATCATTTTGTTATAATACAGTATATCTGACTTTATATTACCCTCACCGTGAAGTTTTTTATATCTTTCTATAGCTTTTGGTTTCCACCAGTCCATAACACCACCAACATCTTTTTTAAACAATTCTTTTAACTTTAAATTCTTCTCAGTAATTTTGTTTTGTAAGAATTCTTTGGTATTTTCATAAAAACAACTATAATATACCCCACGTTCATATCCATGAGTATAATCACTAGCTTTAATTCCTAATGTCTGAAATATCATATTAATGACTCTGGTCTTGGCTCCTGTTACAGGTCCACTAACACCTTCCTTTTGAGTCATTGCTTTATTGTACTGGTCACTCTTATTATCTTTAATCCATTGATGCCATACATCATATACACTATCATCCGGTTTAATCATCATCTTACCAGTACTTGAACCACACTTATGCCACCACTTAAGACTATTATACATACTATAACTACCATACAATGATGTAGTAGTCATACCAACCAATTCTTCGCCATATAAAGATTTCCATATTTCTCTGGTTTTGGCAGTAGTAATCAACGCAGCTACTAACTTACCACCCAAGAAATTATATCCAAATGGTTGTGTACTCATAATACAACTACCAATAGCACTATGTACCAGTCTCTTATCCTTTAATTTATTATCAGCAGTCCACCCAATATAATTGTCTCTATCAGTAATAACAATTACATCACTAGATATACTTACTGCACCCAAATATCTAGGATTGTCTAAATTACCATCTGTTATTAATAACTTAATGAATCTACCTGGCGTTTGAGCATACTCCATAGTATGACAAAATACTCGCAACATTAACCAATCTTGTTCATATAGACTTCCTGGTTGTACATGTATAATTGTAGGATTCAATTGTTCTATTTCTTTAATAGTTAAATCCAAATTAGTTATATCCGTTGGTGTCCAAATCTTAGCTTTTACTACACTTGATTTATTTAGATAATTGGTATATGTCTGTACTTCAACCCATTTCTTATAAAAGGTTTGTTCTTCCGCAGACATACTTTTTAGATAATCTATATTCTTTATAAACTTAGATTTCTCTAAATCATATTCAAACTCACCAGCATCAAAAAATTCATTTCCCATATTTATATTTAGTATGACATTTAAAAAACCAGATCCAACCCAAAAAATATACCACTACATTGAAATAGATTCAACAACAATCGCTTTATATGATAGTTTAATGGATCAACCAATTTCATACGGAAGCAAAATTAAAATCCAAGTAGATATAAATAAATTACTTCCTAAAGACATAACTATCTATTATTATACCTTAAAACAATTAATAAAACTAAAACCAGTAAAACCATATATAGGTAAAAAATAATGCCGTATGAATACATAAGTACCCATACAGCATTTAATGTATTATACTTACTTAAGCAAGTACTTTGGTTGTAGTTGGTTCAACCTCAACATTTTCGTCAGTCTCAGTCTGAGCTTTTACATCAAGAACATTAACTGATTCATACTTGTCGTCAAGTACAACTCCAGCAGAACGAGCTGCGTAAATAGCTGCATCAGTTACAGGACTCATTGCAAAAGCAAGCTTTGGACGTCCTTTACCACCATGTACAGTTCCGATTTGAGTTATGATACCCTCATCAAGGGCATTCTTCAATCGAACCCGTAGAGTAATTGCAATAAAGTCTTTATTGAGATTAGTCAATTCACTTACACCAAAGTAAGTGTCATTTGATGGCCATGTTACGGTTAGGTTTGTCTTATTCTTACGGTCTGTCTTTTTGTTACTCATATATTTAGTTTTATGTTTTGTTTATGTTTACTGGTTGAACATCAACCTTGTAAATACTTTATATTATACCCTTTTAAATGTCAATGACTTTTTTCAAGAAACATTTTGTTCATTGTTTTAGCAACAGACAAAACATTATTAGTATTTATAAATGATGCATCTTTTCCATACATTGTTTTAAAGAAATTTAAAGCTTTTGCATTATTAATGCCGTCACTCTTAATAAAATAACTCAATACAGAATATCCTTCATTTCGAATCTTATTGACCTGTTTCTTGGTGTGTAATGTTGCACATTCATCATTATAACATACAGAAACACCAGTTGCGGTTGTATAATTCATTGCAGGTTCACCATCACTGAAATTCAAGAAATAATAATCAGTATCTTGTGAAGTCTTAGGCAAATGTTTCATAATTGCTTCAAATGTAAGTCCTTCTGGAGTACATCCATTGGCATACAAATACGGAAACAATGTCTTTACCTTATTAATCTTATCAACCGCAGAATCATAAGCAATTACTACATAAGGATTACTTCCACTATGACCCTTACTAGAACTAAATGTAGTCCTAAATGATACAGATACTCTAAGATTATCAATCATAGAAGCCGCTTTACAAATAGCAACAACACTGGTCATTGTCTTTTGCCACTTATCACCTCGCATACTAGAACTAGCATCAACACTAATATGAATATAAGAGTTTTTATACTTAGATACATCCATAATATGGAATACATTCTCATTATCAAAAGATAGTTCTGATAAAATCCTACGGTCAATTTTTCCAATAGGCTTACGCATATACTTGGTAGTATTTACTTCACTACGAATCTGTAGTTTACGGCCAAGAGCTGCACCCATAATCAATCCTGCATTTACTGCTTTTTGCACATCTGGATGAATTTGTACTTTGCTCGTGACGGAATAATAACTACTTCCATCATAATTAAGAGGAAATAAATCAGTTTCAATTAACTCTCTTGTCAACTTAGTTACAAAAATAGTATCAATACTATAAAATCCATCAGATTTGATATAATCTGTACCAGTCTTTACAAGTGTCATTCCACTTTGGTCAATAGCATCAAGAATCTTCTTGTCCTTTTTAGTAACTTTCTTTTTCTTAATGTTACCGTTTAAAAAATCTTTCTGCTTTTGAACAGCCTTTTTAATCTGTTTAGACTTATTATAAGATACATTATTATCTGTTCCAATGTCATTCTTCGGGTCAGGCGAACCGTTTGAAGTGATTTCCTTTCCACCTACAGAATTTTCATCAGATTTATTAGATTCTTCAGTCTCGCCTTGTGGATTGCTAGAATCACTTTTTCCACATTGTGGATCATCTGGTTTCTTAATATGTTCAATGACATTCTTAAGAATAATTTTAGCTACTTCTATGGCAACATTCAAACGATCTTTTGGTGTAGATAATCTTTTAATATCTGAAAGATTAATTACTGTAGCAATTTCACGAAGTCCAGGCAATGCTTCTAGGTCAGTATTTTCATTTGTAAAATTAATAATACGAACTTCATAACTTTCAATAGAAGGTACACGATACAACTTACTTTTCAACATCGCATTAATTTTAGGACTGTTAAAGTACTTATTATACAATGATAGATAATATCCACGGTAACCTGGAGCATTGTTATATACATAATAATCAATATAACGATCTTCTACATAATTAAGACAGTTCTTGACTAAAGTAGCAACTTCATCTTTTGATATTTGAAGAGGAAATGATAAGTCATACAATTCCCGTGGAACTGTTTGCCATATGGTCTTAACCAAATTAAAATCAGACAATACTACATGACTACCTTCATGTAGGGCCAATCCTACTGCGGGATCAAAGTCTTGTTTATCTAGAATATCTGCGGATAAATAAACAGATTTACCATCCGTACAATTAATATCACCGTCGTCAGTAAAATAAACAGGAACATTTTTGCCTGTCAAAATATTGACGAAATTGCTGACCGCACGTCGTGCTACAGCTAGCTTAATAAGATTGAAATTTACAGAAGATGATTCGTCAATATCGTCAAAATCATCTTGATATGCATCATCCAACCAATAATCACTATAGTTAGTCATATATTTTGACAGTCAATTTTTGTTTTATTTATTAGAATGGTGGCTGTTCAGACTTAGCTAGAGGATCTGAAAACAGTGTTTGTTTAGCTTCAACTTTGATGTACTTCTGTACCAACTGTTTTACATAGGTCCGTTCACTGTCCATGCCACCTTCGACGGTGAAATTAGGATAAATGGCAGTCTCAGCAATTTCAAGTAAATTAAATCCATCCAAAATCAATTCTGAAATTTCAACAGTTGAACGAGTAGGAATAAAATTACTCAACTTACTGTCTTCACTCTTGACTTGTTCACGGGTATGACTGGCAATTTCTACCACAGCATTTAAAATTTCTAAATGTCCTGCATCAGTGATATTGAACCGTTCTTTTAGATAGTTTATTTCAACTTCTTTGCTCAACGGACTCATTTCTAACTTGACAGGAAAACGACTCATCAAAGCACGGTCCATTACACGGGTAGAAGTATACTCATTACCAATATTAGCAGTACCAATGAAACATACACCTTCTGCTACTTGTACAACTTCACTATCCTTTTTTTCATCCAAACGAAGATATCGTTGTAGATCATCCAATACAGTCATTAGTACATTCCATGCATCATGATGAGCACGGCTAACTTCATCCATAAGAATTACTGCATTTGGAGTCTTAATAGCTTTAACGAAAGCAGATTCATTAAAGTATGTACCAGTGTTCTTATCATAATGGGTATTACCAATAAGAGCACTACGAGCATCTTGAGTAGCACCAAGATTGAAATAGAAATAAGGACGTTCTAGAGCCTTAGCTACAGTTTGTGCAGCAAGAGTCTTACCACATCCAGTTGGTCCTACAATGAGAATATTCTTGCCACGCATTACACTGCGTACAAGATACTTCCACTTGATTGAATCCATCACCAATGATGATGGTTTGAGTTTATCACAGTCCTTGATGAAGGACTTAATATTGTCTGCGTCTACAGTTACAAGTTTCAATGATGATTTGTTCTTCATATTACAGACACCACCTTACCACAGGTTTTTGAAACCGTCAACACAAAAATAAAAAAACTGTTGGTTGACCCAACAGTTTCTCGTTTAAACTCTAATTTTTAATGTCTGTGCCAGTGACCGTGATAATGTCCATGAAGAACTACCACTGGTGCTGGTTGGTAATAAACAGGTTGTGAATAATATACAACTTGTGGTGGAGGAGTTGGTATATATTGTACAACTGGAGTAGATTGAACTACTACTGGTTGTGTTACATATACTACTTGTGGTTGTGGAGGACATACAATGCGTTCCACAACATGTAGAGCAGCAACTCCAGTTAATACTTTACCTACAGTTGCCCATTCTCTATCACCTGCTTTTACATTGGTAAGTGCTACAAATGCAGCCAAACCCAATGCTATATTGTTTTTCATATGTTTATTTCTTTTTTGATTTACCGCCTTTGAATGTCTTTTGTTTGACAGTCAATTTCTTATCAGTTTGTTTAGGATACTTATAAGAAGCTTTTTCACCTTTTACAGGAAAATCTGACAATTTCTTAAATTTTTCAACAGTCTTTAATGGTTGATCAGGTTGATCTTCTTTAGCCTTTACTTGATATTCAGTTTTTACCTTTTCACCCAATTTATGAGTTGGAGCTTCTTCTTTTTTGCCTTCTTTATCTGTATTATGTACAGCAGTTTTATTAAAGGATTTTTGGACGTAATTTCCAACTGTTGATTTTAGTGTATCTACAATGAAATCTTTAAGATTTTTAAATGTAAGATTAAATTTTTTGATTCTATCTGTATTATCTTTCATATATGTTACTGTGAAGTTATTATCAGTCATAGGGTAGATTTTGAAGTGATGAGGGTCACAAGAACAAACATTATAGTATCCTGCGTCATCCAAAGTTACTTCAGCATCTTTATATGCTTTTTTAACTTCTTCAGACAATTGTTCCATTTTGTAATGAAGAGATTCACCCTTTTCAATTTTAACCTCTTCAATTGATTCTTTTACCAAATTCTTAAGGTTTCTCTTAATCTTTGTTTCAAGAATACATTCTTTTATTAGTTTCTTAAATTCTGTTATATTCATATCTGTTAATAAATATCATTAAAAAAAAGATTGTTCATTGGTATTTTCAACTTTTATCTCTTGTATATCTTCCTTATAACCACCAATAATAGGGTAGGGACGGGAGGGGTGCTTAAGAGACTTAAGCAATTTCTTGTTTTCAATTTTATTAGAAATAAACTTAATGTATCTGTGTTTACCGCTTTCACGTTTTCTCCAAAAAGTTTTACCAATTCTTTCTTTTAATTTATCAACATTATGAGTCTTCCATTTAGAGTATACCGTTCTACTATGTATCCAATTATAAGACGGAGGTCCATCTAAACTGACACTATAATTAGGCATCAACGCAATATCTACGTAATTATCACCTTGATAAATAAACCCAGTAGCTTGATAGATTTTACCAGTATGTCCCACTTCACTATCAGCATAACTCAAAATACACTTGATTTGAGGTAAATCATTACTTAACTGTCTAAATGATTCGGCAATACAGTAACTCTCTATATTCTTACCATATCCATCTTCAATCCATAACCGTGTTAATTCTAATACATTACTATTATTAAGTAATTGTGATATACTTGTACTAGCATTTCTACCTACGGCATTTCCATATACTAATACACCAATTAATTTGCTATTGAAACCACCAAAGAATGTACTTTCTATATATTGTTTATAATAAACACCATAAGCAATAGTACAAAGAGTCCATTTATGAGTATAATGGTTCTTAACAATTAAATTTTTTGCAATATTCTTATTTAACGGTTTTAAATAAACCAAAGAAGTGTCACAGTAATTTTCGTCTATCATATAACCAAATAAAAAATAATATAAAACAATTTAATATTATTGAACCTACACTGTTAATATACACCCATAACCCAGAATGTGTCAAGTACGCATAACATAAAACACATATTTGTCCCATATTATTTAACCAAAAAGCAGTAGCACTTACTCCCCTACTATCTTTCGTAGATATCAACTTTCCTAATTGAAAACATGGCCCTAAGAGAAATAGGACCGTGAATGCAATACCCAAAACTATTTTTAATGCCATTATTTAATTTTTACAGTCTTTTTAGAGACTAACGTTTTTATAACTACATTTGCTGATTCTAATTTTGTTTCAAGTATATCAAGTTCTTTCTTTAAACTTTCATTTTCTTTCTTGTATGAATCTAATTGTTTCTTATAATCATCCAATTCTTTTCTTAGATTTTCTCTGTCTTTTCTGCATTCATCCAATTCTTGTTTTAATTCACTTCTAAGCTGTTCACTTAATTTATTAAATTGCGTTCTTACTTTACCTTCGTTATCAACTTGTAATTTTTTTGTTGCTAATGTGTAAGATACAACCGCTGATATTACAGCAGGTACAATACCGATGAGTGCTAAAAGAATTGGTTCGTTCATAATACTGTTATAAATATATAATAATTAAACAAAACTACAATTTAAAATCATCAAATGCATTATCACTAATAGTATTATCTATACCCTTAACATAACTACTCAATTCAGTTTCTTGAGGAGCTACTTGTAGTTTCTTACTATCATAGTAACTATCCAACCAACCAGCTAACGGATTGGTTTTAGTATTAGGATACAATTTCTTATAACCAAGACTAGTTAATCTATTATTAGCTAACCATTCAACATAATTCTTAAGACTTTCAGAAGTTAACCCAATCAAATTACCTTTACTAAATAGATAATCAGCCCAATCTTTTTCTGCATTAACTGCCATTTCATAAGCAACATATATCTTGTCTTCATTCTTCTTTACAATTTCTTGAAACCCTTCATCTGGATTATTAATCCAGTTTTTCATGATATTCTGAGTAATAGCTACGTGTAGATTTTCATCTCTACTAATAAACTTAATAATCTTGCTGTTACCTTCCATCTTTCCACGATATCCAAAGTAGAAACTACAAGCAAAACTTACATAGAAGATTAATCCCTCAGTAATTTGAGTTGCTAATACTGCATCAAATAGTTGTTGTTTTACATCATCGCATGGTTTTAATAATTCATCATATTTCTTACTAATTTCAGTAGCTCTTCTTACAATTTCTTTATCATTCAAAATGCTATCAAAGAACTTGGTAGCATCTGGATAAACATTGTTCAAAATGTATGTATAACTATTACTGTGAATAGTTTCAAAGAAACTCCATGTATTCATACAAATCTCAAGTTCACTATTTGTGACATGTTTCATCAGTTCATGAATACTACGACTCAACATACTATCAGTCATAGTTTGAAATTTTAAATTACTATCAAAAACAAATCGTTCTTCATCAGATAAATTCTTATAATCGCTGATATCTTTAACTAGTGAAACCTCTTGAGGCCTCCAGAAGAAATTTAATTGTTGGTCATACAAATCATAAAACTTAGGATATTTGATCAAATCATATCTTTGGAGAGATAAATCTTCTCCTAAAAACATTGGATTTCTTAATTGGTCTATATTTCTCTTATTTAATACTGTTTTCATTTATTTATCCTATTATAGAGCACAAGCACCGCTTTCACAACCGGATTCTTGTACTACTTGTTGTTTTATTTCCTTCTTTTCATCCATAACGGTCTGTTTGTCACCGTCATCAGTATTAGCATAATACAAATTCTTTAGACCATATTTATAAGCCAATAACATATCCTTGATTACTTCTTGAACAGGAACTTTATTTTTTTCGTAACGAGATGGAATATAATAAGTATTTGTACTAATACTCATATCCGTAAATTTTTGAATAGCCGCAGCTACTTTTAGATATCCTTCATTACTTGGCATATCAAAAGCAAAAGTATAATCATCTTTATACTTGTCAATATTTGGAACTACTACAGGCAAAATATTACTCTTGCTACCCTTAAAACTAATAGCACTACGTGGTGGTTCAATACCATTGGTAGAACTTTGAATTACACTACTAGATTCAACAGGCATACAAGCAGTCAATGTACTATGACGCATTCCATATTTCTTGATTTCTTCACGAAGCGTTTCCCAATCACAATGTAGAGGTTCTGTGATAAATTCATCTACATCTCTCTTGTATGTATCAATTGGTAGAACTCCTTGACTAAATTTAGTACGGTCAAATTTTTCACACTTACCAACTTCTTTCGCCATTTCTACACTTGCCTTAATCAAGTAATAACTGGTTTTCTCCATCCATTTAGCAACAAAGTTTGGAGCTTTAGTATCCCAATACTTCAAACCTTCTTTAGCCAATAGAGCAGCCAAATTACTTACACCTACGCCAAGACTACGACGTTTCTTTGCAAAGTTTTCTGCAGCTGGTACGAAATAATCTTGATGTTCAATCAAAGCATCCAACATTCTAACAATAATGTCACAAACACTTTCCATTTCTTCATCATCCTTAATTTCTAACCAATTCAAAGCAGCCAAGATGCAAACTCCAATTTCTCCATTTTTATCATTAACATCAGTAATTGGAATTAATGGATGATTGACTTCAAGACAATTGTGAACTAATATGTTATTTGCATAAAAATTATTATTATCTTTTACGGTGATGTCATATACATCTGATTTTTCTTTTATTTTTTTAATTTTTAACATATTTCAAAAGTCCTTTTTTTAAGTTTAACATTGTTATTTTATTGTCATCTGAATACAACATATAATTATTTTTTCCATCATTATACCAATTTCTACCAATTATTGATTTAGATAAATTTTCACACCGTTGCTTATCTTTTTTATCATATACAAAATCAGAATCATTAAAAGTTATATTTTTATTTTTTAATTCATTTTTTAATTGTTTTAAAAATCCAATTCTACCTTCACCATTAAATCTAAATTTTGTATAATTAACAGGCATTTTTTTTGTTTTACAAAAATTAAACCAATGCCTAAATATTAATTTTTTATTAATTTTAAAATATTCTACTGCTTCTTCAATTATTTGTTCATCCGTATACCCAGAATAATTTGGATTTTTATTTCCCGATGAAAGTTTTTTTCTAATATTAATAAATTTATTATATTTTTCTTGATTTAATAAATTTATTATATCACCACCATCCCCACCTTCTGTTGAATTTAATCCATTTTTAAATGTATTATACTGTTGAATATAATTTTTTTCTAATTGTTTAGCTTCAGATTCCTCATTACATTCAATTAATATTTTAGATATTATATTCTTAGGTCCATATTTTCTAATATCTCTATAAAATTTTGTATCAATTCCACTAATTGCATTTAAAATATGTTTATGCAATCGTTCTTCTAGAGATTTAGAAGTATATCCAATATAAGATTTTTCAAAAATTGTATGCATATAGATTATATATTTTTCCATAGTATTGAGTGGTTTACTTCATATAAATATATCCCAATGAAGTAAACCACTCAATTATTTTTATATAATATCTAAGATATCAGATTCATTTAAATCTTTAGCTTTTACATATCCTCTGTTTTTAGTAAAAATTAAATGGTCTTCTGTGCATTTAATAGTATACCCAGTTTCTTCATCCGTAATTTCTAACAATTCTACATCAACTCCGGTGATATTTGAATTTAAAACTTCTTTGTAAGAAATTTCTTGATTATCTATATTTTTTGATAATACACTTATGTTTTTATTTTGTTTAAATAAATCATCCAATTCTTTGATTGATAATTTCATCGGAACATTGTCAATGATACTAGAAACTTTTGTATCCGGATGTAAACATAAATTACTTGTATCCACTTGATCTAACCAACTACCATGTTCATTTGCATGATCTACAAACATTGTATAAATACGGCCAGTTTCAAGACGTTCCTTAGCAAGTAGTCCCATCAATTCACGAGCAGTAACCTTCTTCTTGAACTTAATATTCTTGTTAGCTTCAGCCTTTTCATACGCTTCTCTAAATCCTTCCATACCAAACTTATTCCACAATGAAGCACATTCATGGTAACTAAACAATGTTACGTCTTGATTCTTCAAGAAACGTTCAAAGATTAGTTTATCTAAACCAATACAATAGTCTAGTTTACGAACACGGTTATCATCAGTTCCTTGATTGTTCTTCAATACAAGGATATCAAGTATATCATAATGAAACCAAGCAAAGTTGACAGTGGCACTACCCCCTCTAATACCATTTTGATGACAACTCTTTACAGTAGACTCAAATGCTTTAGCAAATGGTATAGGGCCTGTGTGCATTACTTCGCCATTTCTAATAGGTGCATTAGTGGCACGTAGTCTTGATAGATTCAATCCAATGCCATAACGACTAGCTGTAGCAAATCCAACTGCACTATTGTTACTGAAAATACTACGTAAATCATCGTCTACTGTAAAGAGAGAACACGAAGCATAACTTTTCATAGGAGTTCTTACTCCAGCCATAATTGGTGTGGGTAAATTGATTTTATGCTTACTAAAATAGTTATAAGCTTTCTTTACATATTCAATACGGTTTTCTTTATAATCTTTAAAAAAAGTCATTGCAATCAACATATATGCAAATTGTGGAGTTTCATAAATAGTTTTAGTAACTCTATTTTGAACTAAATATTTATCACACAATTGTTTAATACCAGCATAAGTGAAGTTAAAATCACGGTCGTGTTTTAGATATTCATCCAATTTATCAAACTCTTGTTTACTATACCAGTCTAGAATTTCTTCATCATAAACCAAAACATCAATATTAGCTCTAACTAAATCATGCAGTTTAGGAGGATTCTTCCCACCCCAAACATTTTTTCTTAATCTATAATTCAATAGTCTTGACGCAACATATTGATAGTTCGGTTTATTTTCACTTATCAAATTAGATGCAGCTTCAATTAACATTGTATGAATGTCACCAGAAGACATCTTATCAAAGAATGATAGATGAGCATTCATAGCAACTTCTTCAAAACTTACATTTTTAATATCTTCAGTAGCCCATTGTAAAACCTTATTGATTTTATCAACACTAAATTTCTCCAAACTTCCGTTACGTTTCTTTATAAAAATTTCTTTATTCATATGGGTAAAAAATAATTATCCAAACAAAAAGAAAAAGTCCAAAATATAATTTTAAAAAATCTTGTTTTATAGAAACTTTTTCTCCTCATTTTGATATATAGGTTTATTCAGCATCCTCTGAGTTATGAGCATTCCACTTGCTGCTCATCATTTTCTTGACTACATTTTCTTCTTGACTCATTTCGTTCAAGATACCAATACCTTCACGACTATTTTCAGCAAAGATTCTGATATCTCCACATCCAGCATTCATTCTAGCTGGGAATGTAATACCATCGGGACCGAATCTATTCTTAATTACATGGAAACGTGCAGTGTTAGCCTGTTTGTCTGACATCTTACGACTTAGTGACATAACAAAGTCAGCCGTCATAATCTTACGATAACTGTCTGAAATATTATTTGCTTGAATAATATCTTCATCCATAGCTGCACGATTGCTTTGTGAAGCACTCCAAATTGGAACCTGAAGTTCACCGGCAACACCACGAAGTTCTTCATAAATACCACCAGCTTCACTATAACTGTTACTATTACGTTCACTTTGTGATGGACGTAGAATATCAGCATAGTCAACGATAATCATATCTACTTTAGTACCAAGAGTTTGAATTCTATCCGCATGAAGTTTCAAACTATGGGCAGATACAGTTTTTATTGGAAAATATTTGATGATTAATTTACCAGGTACTTCTGCAATCTTCTTTTTTACAATATCAATATTGTTTCTAATGTTTTGAAAATCAACACCAGTAAAACAACTGTCATACCTCAAACCAACATAATTTTCATTCAATTCTAAAGTATAATGTAATACATTCTTACCTTGTTTCATTGCTTCTGCACCCATTTTAGCCAAGACCCAACTCTTACCACTGCCTGCACAAGCAGTAATAATACCAAGTTCACCACCTGCTAAACCACCATCCATAATACTATCTACTTCTGTCCAATTAGTCTTGACGGTTTTACGAGCCATTTGACTCATACGTTTTTCAATATCAACCATGTATTCATGTCCAATATTGCGTTCCATACCAGCTTTCATCGCAACATCAACTACATGTTTGATTTTATCGTATTGTCCACTTTTCAAGTGTTCAACGCTTTCAATGATTGCATTCTTAATCTTTTGATTCTTACAGAACTCCAGAAACTGTTCTTTAATGAACTTTAAATCTGTATCTGTAATTTTTTGGTACACCAATCGTAGTTGATCAATTACCGACTGTTTTAATATCTCATTAGAGATACCGTCTACTTTAACCTTGAAAACTGCTAATGTAGGTAAGTCTTTGTATGTTAAAAAGTAACTGACAGTTTCTTTAACGATAAACTGATGAGCATCAGTTTCAAAACTTTCTGGTTCAAGAATATCGCTAATTCTTTCAATAAATGTTTTGTCTGAAACCAATGCGCTAATGCATTTGATTTGGAATTCAGCCCCGAATTTTTTTAGGTTATCTACAATATGTTTTTCTGACATAAATTTATAATTTACTTAACACCACTATATCACACTTCTTCTGTAATCCAAGATTATTTAAAGAACCATTGAATTTATTTTTCCAAATACTTCATTTAACCAAACCATACTATTTGGAAAATTGTTTTGCATACTATCTTCTACCAATAACTTACTAAAACCAAATCTATCTAATTTACCGATTGGTTTTTCCATAATTTCATTGATTCTCAATTGCGAGAATGTTTGAATTTGTGTATCATGCAATTGCATTAGATCATAATTTCTTTGCATAATATCTTTATTTTGCAATACACTGTCATATAACTTAAGTTTACCTTTATGACTATCACTGTAGTTATACAACTCTTGTAATGTGTAATGTTTATCTTCTTTCAGAATAGGATAACATTTCAAAATTGTTTTAAGTCCGGCACCTTTAATACCGTCAATGTTATCACTTTCATCACCTTCCATAATTCTGTAGTTAATGAAGTTACCGCAACTAATATTATACTCTAATAAGATTTCAGCACAACCATACAATTTCTTTTTGGTAGGACTCCAAATCTTAATTTTATCACTAGCCAACTGTAAGAAATCTTTGTCAGCACTCATTATAGTTACATTACTATTCTTAAAATGTTCTTTAGATAAATATGCAATAGTATCATCTGCTTCAATATGGTCAATTGCTAATGTGGTAACAGGCAATTTATCCAAATATTGAACGGTTCTTAATAATTGTCTTTTTAGATTTTTATCTTCAGAATCCGGAGTGCTTAAATCGTCATAAACTCTATTAAGCCTAATTTTAGTCTTTCTACCACTCTTATATTCTGGATATATTTTTCTTCTCTTAAGAGAACCACCTTGACCATCAGACACAATAATTACCTTTGTAGGATTGATTAACTTAACTGCATAACCAATACTCTTTAAACATCCTGCAATACCACCTGTATGCTCACCGTTTGAATTAAGAGAAGGAGAGGCCATGAATGCTCTAATAAAAGTATTCATGAAATCAACAATTAACACTTCAGAATTAGGGGATCTATTCAATCCCCCAACTCTGTCTTCTTGTTTTACATTATCAAATAAAGAAAACAACCTCTTCTTTTCGTTGTCAGATAGATTATTCATTCTCAGAAGATATACCAGCTTCATCATCAGTGTCAACAACTGCGTCTTCAACAATGATACTATTTGGATCCTTGTATTTCATAATTATTTCATCACAAATTTTCAAATAAATTTCTTCATTCAAAATTTTATCATTTTTCATTGTTTCTACAAAGTCTTTTGACTGGAACTTCCATTCAGAACCATCATCTTTCTTATAAGTGTAATAAGCACCACCTTGTTTGATAATGTTATTTTCTTTTAGTACTTTGATCCAACTACTATAGTCCGCAATACCACTGTCAAAGTAAATGTCAAAATTAGCTTGACGCTGAGGCGGTCCCATTCGATTTTTAATAACTACGGCTTTACACTCGTTACCAATAACTTCTTCACCTTTCTTAAGTTTACCAGTGTTGTTCAATCGGACTCTTACACTACAATGATAAGCAAGTGCCTTACCACCACTAACAGTATTATGATTTAATCGTCCATTGGCATAATAATTATGCGTATTTTCGATATCAAAATCTACAACTTTTATTGGTTCGTTAACTTTTTTGAAATCGTTATGATCTTTTAAATGAATTTCAACTCCATTTTCAATAATTCGATGTAAATCCGTACCTTTTAATATACCGTCACTGTAATGGTATTCCGATGGAGTTTTTATTATAAATTTATTAATTTTATTATAACAATCCTGACCCGATTTAAAATCCCGACCATATACTTCTATATCCATATCCGATATATCTATTTCTTCAACGTTTTCGGAGGAATAATTATTTATTCCTAAAAATCTTTCCGCAAACTCGGCAATCGTTAGTTCTTCTTCTATGTATTTATCTTGTGTATTCATATATTGTTTTTTTTATACTGTCTATGTTATTTATAATATCATGTTCCCAGAAAAATAAATAAATAAATCCATTGTTTTCAAAAATTTCTTTTTTTCTAGAATCATAGGCCCATACATCTTTTACAGATCTATTTTTATGTGTAAAATCGTTTTCGTTTAAATATTTCGGATTAGCGTGCCAATAATCACCATAACATTCTACGATTAGATTTTTAGATCTTACATAAAAGTCAGGCAAATAACAAGTTTTTTTAAATTCAAAAATTTTTTCGTGTTCCCAATCTATGGAAAAATTATTTAATATACTACCCACTAAATATTCAATATTATTAAGTTTATATCCATTTAATTCAAAATTTTTATTTTTATGTGAATTTATCATTCTACAAAACATCTTTTTATTAGATGATTTTGCATATTCCCACATTTTTTTAGAAGATAATGATATTTTTTTAATTCTCTCTGGAGAATTCATCACACACTTTATGTAATCTTTATTTTCTTGATTTTTGTAGAAATCAGAAACTTTTTTTCCATGATTTTCATAAGAATAATCTTGGTTTGCTTTAATTTTGTTGACATACTCATCTTGTTTCCACAACTTTTTATTTCTAGATGAAATTTCTTTTGAATGTTTAAATCCCCAATCAGATTGTATTTTTCTAACTCTATCACCATCTTTGGATAAATAAAAGTTTTTAATACCATTCACATTATTATTTTTTAACATTTTAAGATATTCATTCAATCTCTCAACATCTTTATTATACGTTTTAATATAAAACGGTATAAGACTGTACATGCTATATAACTTTTTTCTCTCGTTATATACCTCTTCTCCTATTTCCCCCAAATAATGTATATAATATTCTTTGCCTGTTTTAGATATTTTTTTGTTATTTACAATACATTTGAGTGGAAATTCTTGAGTTTTTCTTTTTTCTTTTTTAATTATAAATTTAAAAATTGGTTTATTTTTCTTCCATTTTAAATTTATATCTAAATATTCTAGTAAAATCATATTACCTCCTACTAAGGACTTATTTAAGTATAAGTATATAGTAGGAGGAGGAAAAATTAAATTTTATATCTAATTTTTATTTTTGTTGTATACGGATCAACACAATATTTATCACCAAATGCCATAGCATTTATATTTTGACGCAGTTGATTGGTAAATACGGTAAGAACTTTTTGTTTACCAATCATATTAGTGATTTTGCGCATTGCCTTACTGATAATAATACTCTTACCCGTAGCAAATCCATCTTTACCATGATCACTCTCTAGTTCTGCCTTTGTAGAAGCAGCAGCTACAGAGTCAACGATTAATGTTAAAATACGATTTTTGTTGCTCTTACGAACAATTCCAATCATTCTTTCCATGTTTTCAAAAATATCTTCTACAGTATCTACTTGAACATATAGAAGATTTTTTAGATCTACACCAAGACTTTTCCAGAATGCTGGAGCAGCAGCATTTTCTGTATCTAATACTACAGCAATACCACCTTTTCTTTGCGTTTCTGCACAAATATGTGCGGATACTAGACTCTTACCAGTTCCTTCCAAACCGTTGAACTCAATCATTTTACCAATTGGTAATCCACCATGTGGACGATTACTAATGGCTAAGTCCAACATAGAAGATCCAGTACTAATCCAGTCACTAATATCTGCCGGATTTTCCTCTTCATCTAAAAAATAAGCAATCTTACCACCGTCTTTATTTGCTTTGTTTAATTCATTAGCCAATAACTCGGCTAATTCGTCTCTCTTCGTTGAATCTTTTTCTGTTTTCTTTTTCATAACTTTTAATAAAACTAAATAGGGGTGACAGTAATATATACTGCCACCCCATTATAAACAATTTATTTTAACTGTTAAACAAATTATCAAAAGCAGCTGCTACATCATCTGTATTTGATTTTGATGTGGTAGCAGTTGGTGATTTAGGAGCAGCAGTTGCTTTTTGATCAGGAACTGGTGATTCTTCATCAACAATAGTGTTTACACTACCTTCTGTTGGAACTGAACCATCTGGATTCAACCATGCGTTCATTACTTCCTTCAATTCGTCATAACTGAATTCTGGGAATAAATCCAGAATATTTGTTTGTTGTACCAAGATTTCCTTTTGTGAAGGATCAATTGCGACATTTGCATTTGGTTTGACACGGATTGTAGTTTCTGGGAATGATTTACCAGAATCTTCTGCGGTACGAAACTCAACTACAATATCACGACCATTAACTAGATCGGTAATATCACCATAATCAACATCGCTGATGATACTTAGAATTTCTTGGTAAACGTTCTTACCAAATCCCCAGAAACGAACACCTTCATTTTCCTCACCACGAACGAGGATAGGAGCATAGGTACGCATCTTTGGTTCAAACTTACGACCCAAAATCCAATCTTCCTTATTTCCAGTCTTCTTCATACGATTCGACCACTCAACGATTGGGTCAGGACGATTGAAACTATCAGGAGATAGATAAGTCTTGTTGTTGATGTTGTAATGGAACTTCAACTCAATAAAAGGATTATCAGGTTGATATTTGTAGGGAACGATACGAACTACTTGTTTTCCAGGCTTTGGTTTCCAAATTAGGTTGGTTTTGTTGCCTTGGTTTGTTAGAGAGTTCAAACGACTCTTTAGTTTTGATATATCTAGCATATTTTAATTAGTTAATTGTTTAATTAGTTAATTGATAATTTAATAATTAGATAACTCATTCGAATTATTAAGACAACCAATTAAGTTGTCATCAATATATATGACACTCGAAAACTTTTCAACTTATTATATCAAAAATTTTGACGGAAACAATTTTGACTGACACTTCACTGGTTAAAATAATACTGTTTTTGTAGAGATTCCAATCTAATTGAAAGGTTTTATCAAAAACTCCACCGTTTTCTTCAGCAATCAATTTGTTCATCGCATTCAAAGTATAAAGAGTATTGGTCTCTTTTTTTCTGTGTACACTAATAGTAGATTTGAATTTGGATTGATTACCGTCAAGTTCTACGTTGTATGTAACATATAATTCTTTTGGATTGTTATTATTACATAAAACAAATATTTTACCATTGACAATATAAAAATTTTTTATTTCTTTTATAATATCATTATATTCTCTTGAGTTGGTAAATGTACACAGTAATTGTTTGTTTTTCATTTATTTATAATCAATTGTTCGCCGTTCACATTCCATAGTTTACCTATGAATTGCCCTGTTGTGTCATACCAATTATTTCTCTTATTATAAAAACCAAACTTTAATGCTTCTTCTAATGTATATTCCATCGTCAATGCTTTTTCTATGGCAACTGCATCTTGTTCTTTTTCTTCAGGAGTTCTTTCATCACCTTTTGATTGTTTTACGGGTTCTGGTTGTTGAACTGGTGCAGTTTGTTGTGGTTCAAATTCAATATTTTGTTGAGGCTGTTCTGGTTGATTATCTCCAGTAAAAATATTAACTTGTCCTTTTTTAGGATTTTCTTCAAAGTGAGTACCACGAGCAATAGCTTTTTGTTTATATTCAGGAGTTGGAAATGTTACAAGAATACCATTTGAATTGTATGCTTGTCTTTCTGGGTATTTACCTTCAACCATTTTATTAAGGTATTGAGTAATAATTTTTACATCAACATTTGATTGCAACAAATATTCTCGTAATACTTCGATATGTTCTTGTTTAGACATATCAAATATACCATTTTCTATAGCAATATCGGTACTTGCTTTTTTTAAAGATTCTAAAAATATTTGTTTATTGTTCATAATTAAAATACATCCTCTTCACTTAGATTGGAACGATGAATTTCTGTCTTAAAAGAAAACTTACTTCCTCTTTCATTTCTTAATTCAATGGCAGAATAAAATGGTTTAACTTCTACTTTTCCACTTTCTTCTTCTCTTATATCGAAGATAATATATAAATATACAACGAAATATGTTCCCTCTTTATTTTTACTAACTTGAAACTTGCTTAATCTAAAATTCTTATTTTCATTTGCGTCAATCAACTTCTTACCACTAGAAAATTCATTCTTAGTTCCCATTCTGTTAATAGTCTTACCATTAAACACAATAATAGGAAGTGTATCATTGTTTCCGAAGATTGCTTCTGCTGATATTTGACTTGCAAATTGTATAAACTCTTTCTTAATTTGATCTTCATTACCAACATTTATAAATCTATCTATGAACTTTTCATAAAATGTAATAGCTGCAATATTTGAATTAAAAATATTCATCGGTCTAAAAGTACCTTTATTCAAAGGAATATCACCTTTAATTGACGTATTAAAATATTCATTGTAAACTTTTAATGATGCATCTCTTACTTGTTTTACATCATCTGGCCCAGTTCCAATCAATTCAACCATGAACAAATTCTTATTATCAATCAATCTGACCTTTTCATTTATAGTATTAAATAATGATTCTGGTTGAATACGATTGATTTGTTGAACAAATATAGTTACATTCTTTTTAAGAGAATCAGTCATTTTTACCAATTCTTCATCTGATTCTCTAGCTTCTTGTAAAACACCAATTTCTTTTTCAATTGCATCCCATGAGTTAAACAAAGAAGAATATTTACTTCTTACGTAATTCATATCTTCTTGACATTTTTGTTCAATATTACCAAATATTTTTACAATTGTGTTTTTTATTTTTTGAGTAAAATCAGTCCAACCTTTTATCAATTCATCAGATACATCACCAATTTTAGATGCAATTCTATTTAATGACGACTTTAATGATGAAATAAATTCAATTTCAGTTAGTAATGTTTTACCTACATATATTTCTTCAAATATTGGATTTATATTTTCATTTTGAGGAAATACAGGAGCACCTCCACTAAATACTTTTCTTGGGTCTTCAATTTCTGGCGTTTCATCTTGTTTCAAAGATTGCAACCATTGATAGTATTTTTCTCTTTGTGCAGGTGTACCAGAAAAACTTTCTTTATCTGGAAGAATATCAAAAGCACCTTTCATTCTTCCAATACGATAAGAATCACCACCGGCTTTTAAAGAAACCATTGCGAATTTCTTTCCAGTACCAGTTATTTCACATAAACTATCATCCAAAGCAGATACATTTTTATCTTTTAACGCAGTTTCAATTTCCGAAATGCTGCAGTTATATAACAATACTACATCTGCGGTATTTTCTTTTTTCTTATCTTTACTAGCATATCCACTCTTATTAAATGAATCGTAAAACTTTTTAATGTCTTGATGAATAAACCCACTTGGCTTTGAAGTAGTAATATTAGCTAGAGTTACAGATGTACCAGATGCGAGTTCAATTCTTGATTTTATATCAGCATAATTTTGATATAATCTACTTTTTTCTATTAACTTATTTGCACCCGTATCATTTAAAGATTGAATGTTTTGTAAAAGTTTTTCAATCTCTTCTGATAATTTTATCCATTTTAATATAGTTTCTTTTTCTTTTGAATAATAATCTCCATTTTCACCGAAGATTCTATATAATGGAAAACTTTCTCTAAGAGGTTGACTAAACGGCAAAGGCATTACTGTCTCAACCTCTTGTAACTTAACTTGTAAGTCTTTTAATTTTAAATTCGTGTCAGTGCTCATTCGTATATATAAATATTGATATATACACGAAAATCAAAGTTTTTAAATATCTATCACCATCATATTATCATAATTCTTACCAATATAACATTTTACTGGAAATTGATTATTTGACATCAATCGCTTTAATTCAATAAGAGTATCTTTTTTGTCTTCTTTATTACAATCAAACAAAACACTATCGTATGTGTATAATATAGCTTTAGTTTGTTTATTATTTAGATATTCATTTACTCTTACTAAAGATTCCATTCCAAATTCAGTTTCACTTGCTTGTAAAATATAATTAAATAACTTATTTGGACTTGGATCGTTAATGTGATTAGTAGTGATTCTTCGTTTATAGATAGGAGTTTCTACATAACCATTTTCATTGAAAAAATTCCATCTATGAGCAATATAATCACTCATTTTCTTAAAATAAGGTATTTCCATCAATTCAGATGGAATATTACCATACATACATTGAAATGTAAGATTCTTTGACGCTCTTATTTCATCAACCGTCAACGTTTCCTTACCATAATACAATTTACCAAGATATTCATAAACATTATGAGGTAGATTGTAATTAATCAGTTTAGCAACTAGATGGGGGTGGTAGGCGCTATAATCAATCATAAACAACATGCCATCGTCACCATATCTACTAATAAACGAAGTTCTACATTCATTTTCTTTATTTAAAGCACTATAGTTGACGTTACCGAACCTATTACTGGGTCTTCCTGTAGCAGTATATATGTTATATTGTGTATAAACATATTCATTCTTATCTTTGACTGTTTTGTTCTCAAAATGCCTATTAAACAATTCTACGTCAACTTTTAACCCATTGTATTCAAGTATTCTAAGATTTTCAGTAACTGTGTCATTTATACTATAAAAACTTTCATCAATTTTAACGGATTTAAGTCTAATTAAGACTGCTTCGTACATACTTTCAAACTTTTCCAGATGTTTTACCATTGGAATTGCTTTATTTAATTCTCCATACTTTTGAAACTTAGTTTTAATTACATTGTGTGCAGTAGTATCAAATTCGACGTAATCATCAACTTTACCATCACTAATAAAGAAAATAATGTTAATATCAAATAGATTTTTGATTGGAAACAAATGTAAACACTTTTTCTTATCAAAGACCCATTTTTTACCTTTTAATTTGTTAAAATCATTAGTAAGTGTATCTTTATCTATAAAAAAGTTACAATCTGGATGCGTTAAATTTATAACATATGTAGTTTTAAACTTAATACTATAAACCAAAACCATACACAATTCATCTATACACGGATGAACTTTATCATCTGATTGAATACATTCTAAAATAACATCCGATGAATTGTGACTTTCTAAGAAATTAATATATGATTGTTTATCTAAACACACCATGTAACGAATATAACACTATAAAAAGTAAAGTCAATTATTTACCGTTCCAAAATTCAAGAGGATTATTCAAATAATTCTTGATTCCTTTTATTCTTTTCTCAACATCATTTAGTGTTTGTGTATTTTGTTCTTGTACTCCATTTAATTCCAACACTTTATTTTTATATTGATTATTTTTAGGTCCAGTTATTATCCATTTAATATAAATTTTATTATAATATTGGGTATGTATATTGTCGTATTTATCTTTATTTACTTCCGTAATCATTAAATCATTTATTTTTTGAATAAAATAACGATAAATATATCCTTTTTTATAATTATTTGAATTAGGAATTGGTTTGAAATAAGAAGGATATGTTTGATTGGACATATCTATTCCACCTATACTAATATACTTTGATGGTATTATCATATCAATTTGGATTATTATTTATAGTATATTCATTTACACCGTCAGTTGTAAATGTAATTGCTTTACCTCTTATAGAACGAATGCCTGCTTTAATTGTAGTTGTCCAATTTCCATTTTCAATTTTGTGCGTTACATCTACAATTTGACATAAAATTTCTCTTTCTGAATATGGACTTGGTAAATTTTTAAGACTAAACATCTGAAATGTTCTTAAACCAGAAATACCCTGCAATGTCATTTCAACAGTAAAACCTGGCTGTTGTCCTCCGTATATATTACTATTGTTTTCAAAATCCATGTCGTTCATTATTGATATCAACAACGCTTCATTTGGTAATACTAAATTAACAATATTCCATCCAGTTTCTTTTCCGCCAGATGGTGTATTTGTAGAAGTAGTAGTTCTTGGTGCAGATGCTGCGGCTCTTGATGGAGGTGCTGGATTGTTTGGGTTTAATGGCCTTGTAACTCTAGGTCCAGCCTGAAGAGCGGCTGCTGCTCTTGTACCTGGTCTTGTAGGGTTTGCTGGAATATTTGGAGTACCTCTTCCTCTAGAAGCTGCGTCAGCTCTTGATTGAGCAGGTGCACCTGCAGGTGCATAAGTCTTAAATGACATTATATAAGAACCATTTGTAGCAGAAGAATTTTGAGGAGTTTTTTGCAACTGTTTCATTACTTCAAGATTGTCATCAACCAATAATGATTTAGCTCTTTTTGAACCAGTAACTGGAGTAGGTGGGAGTAAATTAAATCTATCACCATATGGAAATAACAATGGTTGATTAGCAGATACAGTTCCATTTGGATTTTTTGTAGTTTTATTTGTAGATGCTGATGCTATAACTTGATTTGCAGCTACATTTGAAAGTTGAGCGGTAAAACTTATATTTTTAATAAATTTATTCGTTGCACCAACATCAAATTGATATATCTTTAATTTAGTATATTGAATAAACTTTTTATCAACTATTTTTAGCTTGTGATCATCTTCTATTACAGCAAGTTCCCAAATTTTACCTGCAGCATTATTAATTTTACCTAATAATGAGTTATAAAAATTTTCAACCGTATCTGAAGATTTAGCACATTCAATTATAACTTTTGTATTAACATATAAATCATTTAAATTTCCCCAATAACCTGCTGGTTTTCCCGAAAAAGGTTCGGCCGAATCCCATCGTGGAAATGATTTCATACCACTTTGTTCTGTTTTTTTAATTGTACCAGAAATTGGTTTACTTTTATCTCCTAACTTATTTGAATATCTAAATCTATTAATAATACCATCCAAATTATCTCTAAATATTGCACCTCCTGTTCCAACTTCTATATCACTGTCTACTTTTTGACTAAATGGACCTAAACTTTTAGGCACTTCAAATGAAAAAGTTTCCGATAGACCAAAACCAAAACTAACTACATTTTTTGATTTTGGTCTAACTTGTGTACCTGTTCTTAATATTTTAGCCACAGTTCTATCATACGGTTCTAATTTA